TTATGGAGAGCAAAAGGGAAAATGATCGACTTGAATACCAGCCAATTTATGAAAAGAATATCGGAAATGCTCCCTCTCCATCACAACCATGAAATACTTGCCTATAAACAAAGAACCCTATTTCACGGCAGTCAGATAGGGATTGATATTTTCTGAAAAAATTCGGCATAGTCGTTAACCGCGGCTATGCCGTTTTTTCTAGGTTTTTGGGGATGTCGACTGCCCCAATACAGTTGTAAATGATGCGAATTCGCTGTTTCCTTCGCCCGTTTACTGATTCGGATTTGTAGACGATGATGCGGTCGATGAACTCTCGTATGATTTCGGCATCCAGCTCTGTAATTTCGGTGTACTTCTTAACGAGTCCAAGGAATCGATCTGTATTGAGCGTTTTTTCCTTTGTGGTATCGATGGACCTTTTCAATATGATTGACCGCTTTATCAACTCCTGCTGCTCGGTTTCGTAATCCGCAGACATTCTGAGGAAACGCTCGTCTGAGATGTTGCCAATCACCTTGTCTTCATAGAGCTTTCGAATAATCTTGTCGATGGCCGTAATCCTTGTTTGAGCCTGATCGTATTCCTTTTGAACCTGCCTGAGCTCCTTGGCGCGTTCTTTTTCCGAGTTACTCGTTACGGTTTCAATAAATTCCTCTTCACGCTCCTTGGCAAAGGCCAGCACCTTCCGTAAATCCTCTGTTATAAGCTGTTCTACCACCACGTTACGAATCTGGTGAGAACTGCATCCGCCTTTGACCTTGCGGTATGTAGCGCAGACAAACTGCTCTTTGTCACGAGTCCAGCCATTTGCCCTTACCTGATATAGCTTTGCTCCGCAGTCCGCGCAGTACATCATTCCGGAGAGCATCCCCATCTCGCCCATGCGGGAAGGTCTGCGTCTCCCATCTCGAATTTTCTGTACGATTTCCCATGTGCCTTCATCGATGATGGCCTCATGGTTGTTTTCAAAGATCAGCCAATCCTCCGGCTTGTTCTGCACCTTGGTTTTACACTTGTAGGACTTTTTGAAGCTCTTAAAGTTTACGAGATGCCCTAAGTACTCCATCCTGGCGAGAATGTCAGCTACCGTCCGCGGCTGCCAGCCATAAGGGTTTTCTGGTGGCTTGGCAGGTGTGTTGATGCCTTTGCCTCGCAAATGAATCGTAGGAACATTGACGCATCGTGATTCAAGCTGCCTGGCAATCTGCGAAGGCCCAAAGCCTGCCATGCAAAGTCTGAAGATTTCCCTGACCACCTCGGCGGCTTCCTCATCCACAATCCACTTGAACTTATCCTCCGGGTCCTTCAAGTAACCGTAAGGCGGATTGGTACAGAGCGGTTTGCCTGATTCTCCTTTGGATTTGAACACAGCTCGGATTTTCTTGCTGGTGTCCTTGGCATACCATTCGTTAATGATGTTGAGGAATGGTGTAAAATCGCTGTCCTGTTGATTGGCGCTATCGATGCTGTTGTTGATGGCGATGAAGCGGACGCCTGCCTCTGGGAACATGATCTCGGTGTAGTAGCCCACCTTCAGATAATCCCTACCCAGTCGCGACATATCCTTGATGATTATCGTACCTACCATGCCGGATTCCACATCTGCTATCATGCGGTTGAAGTCCGGTCTGTCGAAGGTGGTGCCGCTGACGCCATCATCCACATAGAAGCGGAGGTTACGAAAGCCATTGTCCTCGGCGTACTTCTTCAGAATTGCTTTCTGGTTGACAATACTGTTGCTGTCACCGGAAAGCTCATCATCGCGGGATAGTCTGCAATATAGGGCGGTAAACAGTGCCTCATCGGGTGCTGGTGTTTTCCTTTGTATTTTGTTGAATGACTGTCTATTCATGCTAACCTCTCTTTCCGACAGTCTTCAAACGGTTAGGCACTGTGATATTACCGTACTATTTTGAAGTAGTCGAGTCGATTTCCGTATCTTTATTTGAACTGTCCGATATCTTTTCCAGGTGCTTTGCATTGGCGGTAATCAGCCTTTTAAGCTTGGTGTAGGCGCTTTCCTTTGCCGATTCGCTTACACAAGATTCAACGACATAGACGGTACCGCCAATGTCCGTTTCAAAGGTGCGGCTTTGATTTTGCGCGTCCATAAATGACCTCCATTTTCAGTTTTTATGAAGCGGGTGCCGAGCCGGATCAGGACCCGGCACCCTAAGTTTGACTTAGGCACTCATCTGAAGAAGTTTGATGGCCTCAGGTCGGATAAGACATCCGTCAAGAAACTCAAAGCCAATATAGGCAATCTGATCAGTTAAGTAGTACTTTTCTTTGATTGGTCTGATGGAAAGATTTTGCCTTTCAACTATCCAGTAGTAACTGAAATCTCCAAAAGCAATCGCTTTGTTACCAGAAGCCGGACTAGGCATGAAATTGGAGATCAGAACAGGTTTGCCAAGGATCGTATCATCAGTGCTTCTCCAGAGGTAATTCCCGCTGGCATCTTTGAGTTTACGGAGTGCCAGGGCGGTCTCATCGTTCATGACCCACACAGCACGATTGCGGTATTCGGATTCGAGATTAAAGTACAGCTTGATGATTTCATCAAAGCTGATGCTGTCAACAGCAGAGGCAGTTACACCGATTTCAGCACCATTGCTCGGATGCAGGATGCCATAAGGCTGATTTACACCATTTCCGTTTATGAAGGCCCATTCTTCTTTTTTACCAAAGCTGCGAGCAAATTCATTGGTGAGATAGGATTCAACATCGAATGCAGAATCTTGAATAAAATCGTTTTGAAGCAATGTGATTCCTGCAAGCTTGTGTTCCTGCACACGATACTGCTTAAATAACTGTTCTGCTTCCGGAATAGGGCTGTTCTCTGGAATCCAATCAGCGGCTGTGCAAGCATCGCTTGCTATGATAGATCCCCCTTTGGTTGTGGCGTTTATAGTGGTGGCAATTCTGCGAAAAAGGTTCTCTTTTGAGAGTGCTGCGAGGAAACGATTGGTTGATTCATTTGGCAAGAAATATGCGCCAGTCTGATAATCCGAGCCTTCATTCAAATCATTGTACTGATTAGTTGCGCCTCGAACTAAATTCCAAAATGCTCTGTTGTAAGCTGCTGATGTTTTCATGATAAAATCCTCCTAAATTTGATTAGGGGGTTATTCCCCCGTTTGAATTTGCGTTTTTGTGCGTGAAGCCCCACGCCGCTGTCCGTTTGAAAAAGCACTAGGGATTTTACCTCCCCCTGGAGTCACTTCTTGCAGATGATGCACCGGAAGGCTTGCGTTTCATCGTTGTTGAATGATGAATGGATTGGTACCATCTGAGCTGTGCACTTGGGACACCGTACCATTAAGGCTTCAAGCCTTCCAAAGTCATACGGCTTGGTTGCGTGTACCCGGATAGCGCCGCTGTCGTGAACTGTCATATAGAAGCGGCAGCCGCTTTCCTCTGCAACAAGATATGGGTTGCCGAAGAAGTATCGAGTACACAGTAGGTTGTGGTCGTCTTGGACCAGAAGATAGGTTTTAGTAGCCATTCTTTTCCTCCTTTCTCACATGGGGCATCTTGTGGCAGGTTTTACGGGTTGTTTCTCATGTGACTATAGAATTTAGAAACTACCTAAAATACCTGCCACAGTCTGCCCCTGTGTTGATTTACTCGAGGAATTCTGTTCCTCTGAGCAGCTTGTAGCCAATAAATACAGTGGTCTTTTCACCTCCATTCCGTGGACGCTTCCTAACGATCTCTCCCACATTGGCCAGAGCGGTTTTAAAGTTTCTGGCGTTTTCCGGGAAGTAGCCGTTCTCCCTGCACCAGCCTTGATAGGCGTAATAGATGTCGGAAGTGCGTTCTTCCCAGCTTCCATCTTCAATAAGGCATTCATCAATGAATAATCCGACCTTGTCATTTTCGCGGTGGTAAGCGGTCGTTGCATCCTTGATGGACTGTGGCATATCAAGTCCACTTTTACGAAGTTTTGCGTATCCTTCCAGCGCCCAGTTGAGAATGCCACTGAGGTTTTCCTGCTGTGAGAACTCATCCTTCAAACCGAGGTCCTGCTCAAAATCTTCGAAGTGACGCTCAAAGGGAATGATCTTCACGCGTCCACTGGTCAGCAGGGTCAGGTCGGTTACGGTGGGCAGGTAGTTGGTATTGGTAAAGATTTTGAACTGCGGTTTGAAGTCAAAGCTGTTTTCATGCAGAAACCGAGCGTTGACGGTGTCGCTGCCTGTCAGCGTTTTGAGCAGTGCCGCGCTGAGATTTAGCCGTTTGTCCGGTTCACTGATATTCACGAACCGAGATCCAGCCAGTCGTGCCACATCCTCTGATGGAGCGGAGCCGCTATTGTTGCTTTTCATGCCGATGGTTTCTGGCCTGCAGGTTCTGCCATAGTCACCGCAAATCCGCAGGAAAGTTTCCATTGAGGTGCCTTTGCCATTACGGGTGGTCGCACCGAACAGGATAAACATTGCTTCATATCGCGTATCTCCCGTCAGCGCATAGCCCAGGCTTTTCTGGAAGAACTCTGATTTTTCAAGATCTCCGCTCATGACCTCCTCAATGAACTGCTCCCATCGAGGGCATTTTGCTGATTGGTCATAATGCACACCTGCGATCTTGGTAATGTAATCCTCAGCCCTGTGTTCACGGAACTCTCCAGTTTGAAGGTTCAGTGTCCCGTTCTGGC